TTACCTTTAAATAATATCATAATATTTATTTTAATTGTTTAAGCATCTCTTCCAAAGAAGTAATTCTCTTATTATAAACCTTCAATTCTTCAGATGTCATACCAGCACCCATTCTATATCTCCATCTAAATTCGCAATGAAAAAATGCGGGTTTAATTGGTCCTTTCGTAAATGTATTTGGGTACTTTTTGGAACACTCTCTGTATTCTTCGTCTGTTAAGATACTTTCTACCCAGATCGGTTTTCCTTCTTGTGGATTTGCCATTATTTCTTTTTTATTAATTCAATTAATTTATTAAGACAAGCTAACTGAGCTTCATCATATGTTTTAAATCCATCTGTATCATTCATTATACCATCTTCAGGATTATAGGGAATACTCATTACCCAAGCACTCCATGTTCCATTACTACAGATAGATGGATTAGCTGTTAAGTTATGCTTCTCTCTAAACCATCTGAATGCTTGTTGATATAGTGGAGAACTACACGCTTTATCTAAAAAATTACTATTGACGCAATCACTTGGACTTTCATTCATACCAAATTCTGTCTCTAAAAAATACTCGGTAAAATTACTTGGTATTAGTGACGACCGATACCAACCAAAACAAGGTTCATCAAAACCTAATTCTTTTAAAGATAATGCTTGTTCATAAGGTATAAATTCTTCATTCATAACTATTGTTTTACTATTTCAATTAATTTATTAAGACAAGCTAGTTCTGCTTCTTCATGGGAATGGTATGGCATATTTGTATAAAATACTTCTTCCTCATTATTTTCTAATATGACGTAATCATATTTTATAGGAGAAGCTGCACCTACTACAAAAACTGTTTCTATGTATGAATATAGTCCATGCTTCTCTCTAAACCATCTAAATGCTTGTTGGTATAATGGTGCAGATAATATAAACTTATCACCAATAACTAATGTTTCATTTATTTTATCAAACTCTCTTTTAGCTGCAAATTCCCAATTTTCACCATTAGTAGTAAAATAATATGCAAAACATGGTTCATCAAACCCTAACTCTTTAAGAGCTAATGCTTGTTCGTATGGAATGAATTCTTTTTTCATTACTTTTTATTTTAAAGATTTTATATGTTTGCAATCTTTGCCTCTTCCAAATCCGTGTGCAGGACACGAACACGTCCACACTCCATTATCATTTACAACTTCGTACTTGTTGCCTTTAGTACCTTCAACAAAATACTTGATAGGTTCTACTACTATCACAGGTTTCTGATAAGGTTTATCGTACACAATTGGAGTCCACATTTCTTTTAGTTCTAACCAATCGTACAGTTTGTCCACTTGTTGATAAATTCCTCCTGCCACAATGTAGATGATATTCGTACTTGGACTAGTAAAGCAAATGGGTGGGTATAAAGATTTAAATTGCATAATTATTTTTATTAGTTTATTAAAATATTTTACCAACTTGCTTGATAGTGATAAGAAGAATACAAATCGTCTTCACTAATGGAAGTCTTCAATATGTCTTCAAATATCATTATTGATCTATTAACGTCATTGAAATACCACTCATCATAATCTGTATTTCCAAAAAAGAATCCATTTCCAATAGGCAATAATTCTGGTGCTTTTGAATGATCGTTACTTACTTCTTTTAATACTTGTAGTAATTCTTGCATTTTATCTTTCTTAACGTAGTACTCTGCACAATCGTCTTTACCGCCTTGTACATTATTAACGAACCACAAATGAAGAGCATTGAATTTTCTCCAATACCCAACTTCTTGCTCTATCATTGATACTTTTGAAGGATCGATAGACTTTACCGATTCTCCGTTTCTTGTAACTGTTACTAACGTAGTTTCTTCGTCTGAATAAAAGCTGTAGTTCTTAACGTTAGTTTTTTTGTGTAAATACATGTCTAATCCCATAACTTTAATTTTTAATTTTTATGATTACTTTATTTTTTCGATCTTAATTTTGTGTAATTTATTTTTTATAAAATTTTGAATCATCGTGTTCGTTATAACTATAATCTACTTTAATTACCTTTTCTAGGCACTTCTCTTTAACTGTACCAATTAATCTGTCTTCAATAAACACTTGACCAATGCCATCGCGTGGATCCAAATCTATATCATCGTATTTATCGCAAGCTTCTTGGTAAGAATAAAAAGGTCCAAAAGTTTCTGAATCTTTTTCTGAATAACCTTCCAATAATTCGTAGTCGCTACAATCAAAATCTTCTCTAACCATTATGTAAGCGCCATAAGTAACGAACCACACGTTAGGAGTTTTACCGTCACCTACCAATTCTCTTGCCAATTCCTTGGCGCTAGATGGTCGTACTTCTTTCTCAAAGGGTTCTGGAATGTTTACTTCGTAGTACAGTACCACATCATTTTTATCTATTGTTTGTTGAAATGTAGTTTTTCCACCACCGTTTCCTTCGCACTCTAAAGTTTCATCACCAACGAAAACAACTTCTACAATTTCTTGCATTTCAAATCCGTGGTAACCAGTCTTTCCAACTATTTTTACTTTGTCGCCTACTTTGAATTCCAACTTTTGTTTCATATTTTTATAATGTTTAAAATGATTTTCTAATTTCAATTCGATCTGAGCTCTAGTTTCTCCATTGTATTCAGACTGTCTTATTGTTTTTCCATTTTCAAATCTATAAGCTGGAAATAATAAAAAGTTTGCAGTGCCACTATCGAACCAATTTGGTATCGGTGATATCACCATCCAAAGACCGTTCTTAATTCTATTAACAAAACCTAAACGTCTTAAATAAGATCTGTAAGTATTTGTTCTGTAGAATTCGTTACCGTGTCTTTTCCATGCGGTTACACTTTCAATACCGTTCATAGCATCGTGTAATTCTTTCGTAGTAAACGTACTATTCACTTCACGACTATTGATAAATGACTTGACTGATTGAAATAAATTCATAACTTTAATTTTATTGGTTAATACCGCATGATAGCGGTTTCGACTATTGAAGTCTCATCAGTTAACCTATGTCAATTAACTGTTAATTGTTCTCTACTTTAATCTCGTACTGAGCGTTCCAAATTTCTTCCATTTCGATTAAAAACTGTTCTGTTCGTTTTTTTGAAATTTCATTTTTGTCTAATAATCCTGAATATAGAATAGATTTTAGATGGCCTGAAAATGAACCAATCATTTTACACTTGACATCGTTTCTTACGTCTGCCAATTCTGAATAACTTTTTACTGATTTTGGTACTTGTATTGTCATAACTTTAATTTTTAATTTTATTAATCCCAGTCTTGATGGTGTTCTGCTTTAATGTAACACACTGCTAATATCGCAAGCGATACAAAACAAATAATAAGATAGACTGTAAACATATTTTTATTTTTTAGTTTTTTGAAGCAAACATTTTTCTACCATTACTCATGAATGTATCAAATGCTTCTACACCCATAGATTCTTTTAATTCTTCAATGAACTGATCTAATTGATCTTTTAAAGATACAGCTTGAAAATGCTTTTCGTTATCAACTGCTTCTTTCAATTCCCAATTAGTGTCTAAAATTTTACTAAATAATTCGATTTGTGAATTTGTCATAACTTTTATTTTTAATTTTATTACGCAATTTTTTTACCCATTTCTATGTCTCTACGAAGACTTTTAATTCCAAACATGTACTCGTTACAAATAATATTTCCACGTTTCATACCTCTCGCGCCTTTAACTCTATTAAACACTCTTAATCTACCTGCGTAGGCGATTTTTGCAGCTTCGTATTCTTTACCTTTAAAAGAAATTACGTAGCGACCTTCACCTATTTTTGTTATTTCAGCTAGTGCATTTTCTACTGGCACTTTAGGTTTTTCAAGAATGGTAATACTACTAATGCTAGAAAAATAATAGCTCTCAGCTTTTCTTTTACTTGTAGCTAACAATTCAAACGTCATCTTTGATAGATCTATGCTTTTAACAATACCTGTAATTTCCACAGATCCTTGAGATCCTGAGCCCATACCGTAATTGTAATTGTACTTAATTGATATAAAATCGTTTACTTGAAAATTTCTTGAGTTTGTCATAACTTATTTTTTAATGGTTGAATTTAATTTGTATTCGTAACTATGAATAAGATCAGTTTCTATGCGATGTGCTTCAGCTTTACCTCGTACGATATCTACTATTAATACGTCGTACACATCGTGTTCGTACTTACGCATATCGTTGTATAACGCCCAATCTTTATTTTCAGTTAACGCTCGCATACAGTGTTGGTGAAAACGAATTAATACACTTTTTTTGTATGCTCTCCCGCGTGCCACCGTCAATCCTATGTAACGTTTACCGTTAACGGTATTAACGATTTCGTAGATAATGTGGTTGCGATCTGTGCGTTTTTTGCTCATGTGGAAGATAATTGAATATAGTAAATATACGACACAATATTGACATAAAAAAATCCAAATGAAAAAAAGCCTATTGGAAACCAATCAGTTGCGCCAGAATGTAAGCAGGGAGCGATCATAACTCGTTGGTTCTCAATGGAGAACTTTTTTATTGGTAACCAATCAGTTATGAGTCAGGCTTTGGGGATCAGCCAGTTATGTATTTAAATTTTTCTATCTATTAGTAGGTTCTCATCGTCACCCAAATCGGGTTTTTCGTACTTTATTTCGTGTACCATATTTTGTAAATCGATTAGATCTTGATCTTCTTGGTTTTTATAATCGATTAAATCTTCTTCGTGTTTATATCTTCCTTCGTCTAAGAAAGCTTGCATCTTTTCTATCTCTTTTAACACATTTTCGTCTATGTTGTAGAATAGTAAATTGGACTCGAAAGAAGTTTCATCACCAACAAGTGGACTCGATTGCATATTTCTTAGTACTCGTCCACTAAAACTGTCAAACACATTAATGAAGTAGCAATTGTAACAAAGCCACCTGATATTTTCTATTTGCCAGTTTCTGCGGTCACCGTCAACAAAGTGTAATAACAGTGGTTGCTTTCCGTCTTTTACTCTTTTTTCGTGATAACCACAGTGTTCGCACTCTTCTTTGTGCAATCCGTGTAAGATCAACATCTTCTTTAAAATCACCACCCTTGCAGGACTAGTCCACTTTCTGTAAGTAAGTAGATTGTCTATTTGTTTTTGATAAAGTCTTGGTAGATTTTCTTTGTGTTTTCTAGGTCTTTGTGCATTGGGATTGCCGTACTTTCTGTGAATTTCGTAGAGAGTTTTTCCTGTCTCAAGGTCAATGTACATGCTTGCGTACTTAACCCAAGTTTTGAAGTTAATTCCCATGTATCGACAAGCTTCGGCTATAGTACGAGAATTGGCCATGGAATCCCTAATCTCGTCTTCGGTCAATTGTAAACCTAAATGGGGAAATCCTAACGCCTTACTTTGTTCCCACGGTAATTTCTTCTGGTATTTCTTCCTCCTACCCTTCATCTATTTTTGGGTTCATCATAACTAATAAATTCCAAAGATCGTAAGGATTCTGTAACAATATTTCTTGGCCATCTGTAGTTTTCATAGCATTTAGTGTAGCATCATCATTCATCCTATCATATAGATAAAAACTAATAACGTCTGTGCAAGCTTCTCCAAAGCTCAAGATCATTAACATATCTATTGTCTGAATATACTTATCTTCGTATTTAAATAGATCGATCTGGAGCTCTTGGTACGCGATGTTAGATCTTACTATTGTTTCTTCTAAGGTATTTATTAATGTGAAGAATAATTCTCTTCGTCTTTCTGATTGAGTTCTTTTTTTTCTTCTTATCGATGATTTTGCTCCTAATAACGAATCTACTGCTGATTGTATTTCTTTATATTCGTCTGCCATTTTTACTTTTTAGAGTTTTTCAATGTTTCAATCATTTTTGATATGTGGATGCACATTTCGTAATCTTCTGCGGGATCTTCAATATACCAATTAAGACATACAGTAAGCGCATCTACCCAATAATGTTTGTGTAATTCTACATAATTGTTAGAACTGTTTATTTCAAATATGGAAGCGAAAGTTTTTTTATTGGTAAGCGCATCTTCTATTGCTTTAGGCACTTCAACTTTAAGAAGACCTTTTAATATGTCAGATTTTTTTATTTGCTCTGACGTTAATTGATCTAATCCGTCAAAATTTGCTCTTACTGTTTTTCTTTTCTTCATAACTTTTAGTTTATTATTAAAATAGTGATCCTGAAGCTATTATATGCCATTGTGGTGCAAAAGATGCGTACTCAACGAATAATCTCATATATGCTCCAGCCGCTAATGATCTAGAAGTAAAAGCTCCTCCAAGTGTATTAATAGATGTAGCTGAATCTTTTGGGCTTGGTATTATTTGAGCAGCATTACTTCCAACTGTATTAATTACAGTAATTTCTTCTGAATACATTGGACTTATTGGTGTTGTGCCATTACTAGTTAAATCATATAAATAGAGGCTTGTCTTTGAATTATTTGATTCATTACAAGTTATATAATATAATTTATTTCCAGAAGGAATGAATCTATTTCCAGTAGAACCAGACAAATCACTCATACTACCCGCAAAAGATCCAATAGATGCATAATGTTTTAAAGGTCCTGACGCTGCAGAAGCGGTAGTTTGAACTATTAAACTTCCTGGAGAAAATACTAATGATCCAGTTAAACTTAATCCATTTGTAACTCTCATTGATCCAGTTACATCAATACTACCTGTAACTAAGAAACCGCCCATTACAACTGAAGACCCTGAAACAATCAAATCTAAAGTTGCCGGCGTATTAATAGTTATTGGACCTGTAAAAGTATTTGATCCAGTGGTTGCAAAATTAAAAGATCCACTTAAAGAATTTGCTAAATTTGCTATAGAAATTTGAGATGTGTTATTTGATGCCACTATAGGAACAACATCTGTATTTAATACTGATGTTACTACTGGGAGTTGAGATATTGTTACGTTTGACATATTTTTTAATTATTGTGTTGATATAGTTGAACCATTTTCTGTTGTTAGTATCCTACCTAAAGAGTCAAGTAAATAAAAAGTTGGTATTGTAGGTGGATTAGTAGGTATATTTGTTCCACTTGAATTTTTTTGAGAGGAAAATAATAAATTTGGATCTATAGATCCTCTCATTTTTTCTATATAATTAGTAGGGTTTTGTTGAATAGAAAATGTACTTCCTTTACCGTTGGTAAGATTTTTTTTAAATAAGTCTAATAAGAATTTACTACTCACCTTTTAAAGTTTTCATTAGCCACGCTGATATAGCATTCAAAGGAACTATAAAAGAAGCCACGTTTAAATACGCGTTTCTTTCATTATAATCTATAGGAATTCCTGCTTCACCAAATTTCTTTTGTAATGCTACCGAAATCTTATTTGCATACTCTTGTTTTTTTCTTGGATCTTGTATCTTTTCTTTGGGCAAAATGAATTGCATATTTATGCCTTTCTTTGAATCTGCAGAAGATAAATCAAATTGTAAGGGTATGTTAACCTTTTCTCCGTCAACTGTTAAGCTAACCGAATATCTTGGAGTTGAAAGTATATTTGCCATTCTAAATAATCTTTGGTAATAAATATCAAATTAAGTGGTAGGAAATAGTGGTTCAATAGGTATTTGTATTGGATTCATTTTCCTAATACTAAGAATCATGTTTTGTAATTCAAAATCAGCTACTTCACCGTGTTCTGCTATTATAGCTTGTAAATTTTGTAATACTTCAGCAGAACCATTACTAAATTCATTTATAGATATCACAAGAATTATGTCATTTGTTGGTTCTTGATCTATTTTAAATTTACTTTTTAGATCTATTAGAGTATTTGGCTGTTCATTTTTAATATATTCAGAGACAATGTCTTCATCACTTATATAAATGTTTGAACACCATGGTTCTAATATATTCAGCAATAAAGTATTATAAGATGATCCCTGTAAAACAATTCCAATGTCATATTTCTTTGGAATAATGGGTAATTGATATTCATCATTTTGAATCCAACTTCCCCACTTTCTAATGTAATTTCTTGCTGATTTGTTACTAGCATTTTGAAAATACTGATCATCATGACCAATTTTATCGGTCCATCTATGACCTCTACAAGTTAAGTGATAAACTAGAGCATCTCTTGATTGAATTAATTCGTATCCTGCAAGCATCCATCTTTGAAAAATGTCAGAATCTTCGTATGGAAACGGTGCAAAAATCTTATCATGTCCTCCTACTTTATTAAAATCCTCTTTGTATAAAATCCATGGGGCAAACATGCCTTTAGTAGTTTTTATTCCATTATCGTAAATACTATTTTTTATTTTTAGTTGAATTTCCTCTACAAACTTTTCAAATTCTTCTATATTCAAACTATCAAAGTCCATACCAAAATCTTTAATGATTTTTTCTTTTCCTTCTGGATGTAAAGGAGGTTCTATTCTAGTTCCACATACTACCGTACCACGTTTTAAATGCTTAAGTATGTTCTCTATATAGTTTGGACCTATGATCATATCTGCATGTAATACTCCTACAATTAAAGTTCTAGCTAATGCCATACCTTTATCGTATAAAATTGTGTGACCTACTCTTTCTTCTGATCTATAAATTACACTGATTTGTTTATCGAGTTCTAAAGATTTTAACCATTCAAATGTATCGTCTGTAGATCCATCATCTAATAAAATTACTTTTACTTCTGGTGCGTTTCTTTTAATACTATCATACGCATTTTTTAAATGTCTTAAATTATTGTAAGCAGGTATAACCAATGTAACGTCTTTTTGTGTTAACATAATTTTAATCTTGGTTGTTGTGGTTCTTTTTTCTTTATGTTTAATTTAAATGGTCCTAATTCATATATTCCTAAATCGTCTGCATCATGATGAATTAGACTTTGTAAGTTTCCTATTAAAGCTTGAAACATATTTTCAGGTTTGATCATATCATTATAATCAACAATTAATATAATATCATCGGTTAATTCATTTACAAATTTAGATGCTATATCAAACGATGTATAAGGTTGAATATAATCACAATAAGATTTAATATCAATGTTATCAATTTTAATGTGATCAAAATAAGGTTCTACACTTAATATCTGTTCGCTCTTACAATTATTTATTTCGATACCTATATTGTATTTAATATTTGGTATTGGATCCAATGTACTAGAATGTTGAATAAATGCTCCCCATTTTCTAATGTATTCGTACATTGAAATTGCATTGTTTTTATTCCAATCTTCACTTTTATTTTGAAAATCTTCCATTTTTTCTGCGTGAGCAAATTGACCTCCTCTACAAGTTAGATGGTATACCATGGCTTTCCAAGATTGAATTAGATCGTATCCCGCTAACTTCATTCTTCTAAATAAGTCTGCGTCTTCAAAAACAGATAAAAATATGGGATCGTGCCCTAAATGCTGATCACGATGTATTAGCCATGGAGCAAAGATACTTTTAGTTATCTTATCACTTCCATTCTCTTTTACAAATTGATTAAATTCTTCAATCTTTAAATCTTCTGGCCACATACCAAAATCTTTAACTATTTTTTCTATTCCTTCTGGATGGAGAGGTGGTTCTATTCGTGTAGCGCATACGACATTGTTATTAGTTTTTAAATCTAGTAAATGTTTATCTGCATTTGGACCTAATATCATGTCTGCGTGGAATGCGATTACGTAATCGTATTTAGCTTCTAAAAACATTTCATCATAAGCATGCCCGATTCCCAATGGATCAATGTATTCATTTTTAATGAATCTAATTCTTTGATCCTTTAACCAATCACAAGTTCCATCATTGTCTTGATCTACGTAAACAAGTATCTCATTATCTTTATAATAAGAATTATCTTTAATAGATTGTATACAAGGTTTTAAATACCTTAAATTATTTTTCGAAGGGATGCAAAATGTTAGCATTTAAAAAATTGTTTATATTTTTGCTTATTATTTAATATATAAGTAGGTAAATTAGATGCATCTAACCAAAATTTAAATTCTGATCTTCCTAATACATCTTTAGTAGCAGATAAGTTATTACCTATTTGATTTTTAATATTATCATTATTGTATTCTTGATGTCCATAAGCTTCTAATTTTAATTTTATTTGATCTACTCCACCCATGAATGTAAAGTGCCAACCTCCATTATCAATATACTCATACTGCGTTTTTGACGGAGTTCTTAAATGATTTAAACACGCATTTTTAATATTTTTATATTTAGTCAACAAAGTTCCTGCCCATGGTTCATTAGATCTTACATTCATATAAGTAGAATATACTAATTGTTTTAATTTGTATATCTTATTATCTTCTATGTTGTAAGAAATTTCTGGATTCCAGTATTCATCTAAATCAGTTATAAAACATAAATCATCATCTTCTAATCCAACTAAAGCTTTACGAATACTTTCTTTTTGATAAAATTCGTTTAACCAATGTAATTCTCCTGGAGGCACATTTGAAGTTGTCAAAGCCTGCATACAAATTTGTTTAGTTAAATCGTCTATATCAGGATTTAAAATCCTCTGTCTTAAATCATCGTATGATTGAGGAGGATCGTATGTAATATGATGAATTATTTTATCTTTATATTTTTCAAATCTGTTCTTATTTTTTTCAAAATAAAGTTCTTTTGGTTTTCTTGAAAAAGTTTGTACACATTCAATTAAAACAAATTTATCAACATAATCATTAAGCATTTCCAATCTTAATTCTAATAGATCTAATTCATTATAGAAAGTAAAAATATCATATATTTTAGCCATATATTTTTGATTGCTGTTTATATAATTCAAATTCTCTTAAACACTCATTATAAGTTTGTAATTTTCCTTCTCTATCCATATAAGTAAATTTACGAGAAATATTGTATCCACAAGACCAATATCCATTACTTACGTTATGCCTTGACCAATATTTAGGTGCTATGATTAAATTAGCGTCAGAACAAAATGTAGGAAAATATGCAAAACTTGAATTAGATATAACTAACCACTTTGCATTTTTAATGATTGAATAATCCTTTGCTAAATCAAAATGATATACATTATCAGCTAATTCTGGCAATAATCTTTTTGCGGTATCAGGATTCTCTGTGATAATTAAAAACTGCATATTAGGATTGATATTCAACATGTGGTATATCGATCTAACCCAATAATCTCTTGATAAAAATAAAATAGGATCAGCTTCATAGTCTCTAATATTTAAAACGCATATATCATCGCTTCTAAAATCTTTACAATCAAATTCTTCTTTTACTTTTAACCAATCTTTAATTTCTTCTTTATAATCCCAAAAATAATCTTCTCCTTGCATAATACCCATAATTTTTGTATTATCAGGTACATTTAATAAATTTTGATCGATCAATCTTATATCACAACCATGAGTACGATCATGTTCAGAATGGTTAAATTTAATTCTTATTTCTTTTTCTGTGTATGTATCATGATATAATTCTTTTACTTCTTTACCTAAATTTATATCCATGAAATACACGCCTTTATCATTGTATCTTCTATCTCCAAAATTTTCTAAACCCATATAACCAAATTCATAACCATTTTTTTTAGCTATAGCTCTAGTAGTTACATAACATGCTAATTGATTTCCAAATCCTTGACCGAAAAGAAAAGATGTATAAATCATAATTATTTTTTCCAAAATGAATAAATACCGTTATCTATTTCGTAATTTTCCCAAACAAACTGAGATCTTTTTGGTTGTTCTTTTGCCCAACGCCACATATCTCGCAATCCGTCTTCTAATGAAATTCTATGTTCGAATCCAAGGATACCCATTGATTTTTTCCATGTAGGAATTGCATGTTTAACTTCGTGTCTTCCTTCTTTATATTCTACAGTGTATTCATTTTCATTTATCACCTGTCTTAAAAGTATATTAGCATCATTTATAGTCCATTCTTCTATACCTCCTAAATTAATGATTTGTTTTGACGCTTTTGAAGATATAGCTGAATTCCACAGTGGTTGTAAAATATCAAATATATGACTAAATGCTCTAGTTTGAGAGCCATCTCCAAATATTGTTGTTGGTAATCCATTTAAATGCTGATACATCCAAATACCCAATACATTTCTATATTTATCCCAAATATTTTGATTTTTACCATACACATTATGAGGACGAATAATACACCAGTCTAATCCATGTTGTTCACCTGCGATTTGAATATCCATTTCACATGCATATTTTGCAACTCCATAAGGATCTATTGGGGCCGGAATTTGAGTTTCATCAAATACTCCTCCATATCCATGACCATATACTGCTAATGTAGAAGTAAAAATTAATCTTTTTACATCGTACTTAATACAATTATTTACTATTTTTGCAGTCGCAACTAAATTATTTTGATAATTATAGCTTCTTATAAATGGTGATAATCCTTCAGCCGCGTATGCAGCGAAATGAAATACGTAGTCTATGCCCTCTTTAAAAATAGAATCTAATTCAGAATCTACTAAATTACGTTTCCAAAATTTTACTTTAGGATTTATATTTTCTATGTATCCTCCAGACAAATCATCAATACCGATTACTTCAACTTCTGGATGATATAATAAAATCCAATCTGCTAATCTAGATCCTAATAATCCTGCTACTCCTGTTATTAATACTTTCATATAATTACTATCTTTTTATTATTACAGACCATGAACTGTCTGGGTAAGTTACTAAATCATTTATTAGATTTTCTTCGTATAAAATTGTGTATATGTGTGGAAGATAAAAATCATGACCACATAAAATACCTCCACTTTTAATTTTATTTTTCCACGCATTAATATCTGATCTAACACTAATTGGATCATGTTCTGCATCTACATATACCAAATCTAATGATTCATCTTTAAAATCATTCGATGCTTCTACACTAGATTTTCTGATTTTAATAATATTTTCTATGTGAGATGTTCTTTCTAAAAATAATTTTTCTGCGTCAACAAATAATTGATCATGAGAAGGAATTCTTCCTGTTGCAGGTACTACGTAATCATAACAATCAACACTGTATACTACTTTAGCAAACATAGAAAATAACATCGTAGAAACTCCTTGAAAAGATCCAATTTCTACCATTTCTGTATTTTCATTAACGTGAATTTTTACTAATTCATATAATCCTCTTACACTGTTATGATCTTCTAGCGCAGCGTGTCCCATTCTTGGTATTTTAAATAACTCTTGTAATCTTTCTTCTTTTATCATTATAAACTTTTTTGTGTTAACTTGTAATAAAAATTATTTTTGCCATGAAAACCAAATGGTATATTTCCATAGTTTTCTGGAATCATTTCTTCGTGACTGAATTCTATTGCTACTTCTAGTGGTGCAAATTTACAACCTTCTAATTCGTATGCCTTTCTATTGTGGCAACAAAAAAATCCGTCTTCATGATAATACCCATAATATTGTTTCCATTCTAAATTTAATATATTTGCAAGTTCCAATAATTTTTTACTTCTTAGTGTAAATCCTCCATTACCCACTCTTTGTAAATTACCTTCAGAATCCCTGAAAGAAAAATCGTCTTGAGGTAAAGGCCACGCAGCGCCTATATAATCGTATTCTAACCATTCATCTTTCCACATATCAGGATTGACTACATATCCATCGTTTTGAACTAATAAGCAATGAGTAGTGTTAATATACTCATGCAATCTGTACACTATAAAATGATTGTATTGTTCATAGTTTAAAGGTTCACATTTTATTATTTCTACTTCATCATCTTGTACTTCTTCTGGAGTGATTAGAATTGCTCTGTTGAACTCTAACTCTCTCATTGAATACTTGATAGCTTTTAAAGTTTCTAAAGCTTTTGTGCCTGCTACACCAGCAATTGTAACATTATTTATTTTCATACCAACTTATTACTCTTTGTGTTTCTTCTATTTTCTGTTGTTCAGTTATCATTGTAGTAGTTCTCACATCTGAATCTCTATTTACAGTACAAATGCTCTCTATCACTGTCGGGTACCCGTGCTTATCATACAATCGTTTATAGTATTCTACATCAACCAACCAATTCAGAGTCTCATTAAACAGTAGTGGATCTTCATTCTTGATAGTTAATACAGACGGACAACTAATAGTGTTTACGCCTGCATAAATTCTATCATGATAATAAGGTACCATAGGATCATAAAGATCAATACAATTTTTTGTATGAGCACATCCTGTAATAAACCATTTTTGATTTAAATTAAGAACTATGCTATTAAATATTATTTCTAAAGAATCTACATTATATAGAAAATCGTCTTGAAATAAGATTTTAATATATTCTCCATTACAATTTTTTATAGCATTATTTATATTTGGTGCTATTCTACCTCTACCAATATCATTTCTTAGATAAACTATATTTAGAAGATATGTTGGATGATGCCATTTTTCACACACATCTTTTATATCATCATTTAAACTATGATCTGAAATAACTATTTCAAAGTATTGAAATGTTTGTTGAGCTAATATATTGAAAGAATGTTCTAAATATTCTGCTCCTTTACCATTGATTTCCCACGTAGGGATAGCAATACTAAAAAGTGGTTTTAAACTATTATCCATGATTCTGGGTATAAGTCTTTTGTATTGTGAACTCCTTCATACGCTGGACCAAACCAATTTTTAGGAGCTACTACTTTTTTATTAGGATTTTTATTTAACCATGCAGCCCACCAACTAAATGAACTGTTCGCTATTATGTTATGATGGCACATACTCATTGCACACATATCTACTTCGGGTTCGTTATTTTCCATATAGATTATGCATTCCGATTCTCCGAATAAGCTCTTGGCGTATTCTATATCGTCTGAGAATACTACAAAGTACTTGTCTGTGTTATGATCTTCGTCACTGAATTCCATCATTGCGCTGAAATAATAATTTGCATTCATTACTGGGTGAAACTGTTGTAGTGCTTTGTAATCTCCCACTCTAACGTGAACCGATACTAGTTCAGGGTTTCCAGGTATTTTTGGTAATACATTCTCTGCTTTTTTCTTTATCTCTCTATCGAATTGAAAAAATTCTAATATTAAATCAGAGCAGTGTTCGAAGTACTTTTCAGTCTGAAAGTATCCCATCAAATTGGTCTGATTAGGTATAGCAAAAAATTCTGGAAAGAAATGAAACCCTGGTTCTTGCGCTACATAATTTGTTTCTATCTGATTTAGTGGAGCTAAGGTCATTGCTACATTGGGAAAATATTTTGGTAAATCAAAATATACTTCTCTCGTAACTCCGTCTTTAAAATCTTCTACGCTTGGTATTTCTGTG